GCTTTTTTCAATTTTATAAATTAGTTAGTATTGTTCTATTTACCACCCAGCCCGCCAGTGCTGGGTTTTTTTTATCTTTGTAAAATGAGTAACAAAAAGAAACACACTAAAAAAGCATTGCTGGAGGCGCTGGAGAAATCATTGGGGGTGGTTACAACAGCTTGCAAGAGTGTAGGTATATCCAGAAAAACATACTACCAATACTTAAAAGAGGATGCGGATTTTGCAAATGACGTGAGGGAGATTGAGAACGTTTCCTTAGATTTTGCAGAAAGCCAACTGCATAAGCAGATACAAGAAGGTAGCACAGCAGCTACCATATTCCTATTAAAGACCAAAGGCAAGAAGCGAGGATACGTTGAGCGCCAAGAGGTAGAACACCAAGGCGGTATCGAAAGCACACTTATCGAATGGAAGCCAGCGGTAGAAGAATAGTCGAGCAGCACTGCAATCGGCAGTTCTACGATGTAAAAAATAGCACAGCACGTTTTAGGATACACCAAGGCGGAACACGTAGCGGAAAGACTTACGCCATCTGCCAATATTTAGCTTATCTGTTGGTGACAGAGAAAGAACCCCTCACTATATCTATAATACGGAAAACACTACCAGCGCTTAAAGGTTCTGTGCAGAGGGATTTTATAAGCATCTTGGAGCAGATAGGTATCTACTGGTTAGGCGAACACAACAAAAGCGAGAACACGTTTAGATATAACGGGCATTTGGTAGAGTTCCTAAGTGTAGATGAGCCGCAAAAAATCAGAGGAAGAAAACGGGATATTGCTTACCTCAACGAGGGTAACGAATTACTGCTAGAAGATTTTAGACAAATCAATATGCGCTGTACTCAGTTTGTGATTATCGACTTTAACCCCTCAGACCCTGTTCACTGGATATACGATGACCTCATCCCTAGGGAAGACTGTGATACGTGGATAACCACTTACAAAGACAATAAATTCCTATCCCCAGAACTTGTTTACGAGATCGAGAGAATGAGGGAAAGAGACCCCGACTACTGGCGTGTATATGGTGATGGACAGCGTGCCGTATTTAGCAAGCGCCAGATATTTAACGGGTGGAGATTTATAGACGTAAACCGATTCCCAGCTTTTGATGATGTAGTGCTTGGTCTGGATTACGGTTACAGCAACGACCCAACCGCAATAGTGGAGATATACAGGGATGGAGAAAAGCTATATATGCACGAGATTTGCTATGCTACAGGCATGACCAATCAAGATATAGTAAACTTAATAAAAGACAAAGGACACGAGAACACCTTAATTGTGGCGGAAAGTGCAGAACCAAAGAGTAACGACTATTTGAAAAAGTCGGGGCTGTGGGTTAAGCCAGCTGTGAAGGGTGTAGGTAGTGTGAACGCTGGTATCAGTTTAATGAAAGAATTTGATATTGTAGTCAGTGAGCAGAGCAAGAACTTAAAGAATGAATACCTATCTTACTATTGGCAGGAATTAAAAGATGGCACAATCATAAACAAGCCGCTAGATAGGATGAATCACTTGATGGATGCAGCAAGATACGCAATCTATAGCGAGTACAAGAAAGGCGCAGAGTTCTTTGTTATTTAATTAGTATTTTTGTAAAATAAACGATATTCGATGGCATCACTTTTAGAACGTATCTTCGGGAGCACAACAAAAAGCAACTCCCAAGCCACAGCCGAGGCTTTTAATAAGGCGATATATAACTACTTAGGCGAAACACTTATCTGGAATCCAGAGAATGATGACAGCTACATTAACAAGGGGTATCGACACAACTCGACAATCTATTCGATTATAAACCTAATAACCAAGGCTGCGACAACCATTCCGTTTCAAGTTTACGAGGTGCAAAGACAAACCGATTTAAAGCGTTATAAAGCCCTCACTAGCGGTGAACTTAACACGAATGTAATGAGCAAAGCAGAGCGCCTTAGAAAGAACTCTATGGTCGAGTTAGAAGGTACTGAATTGCACGCATTGCTAGAGCGACCAAACCCAGCACAAAGCTTCAATAGCTTTTTAACTGAGATTATCGCATTTGGTAAACTTACAGGAAACCGATATGTGTACGGTATAAAGCCAGAAACTGGAATGGGTGCTGGTAAATACAAAGAACTCTATGTATTGCCATCACAGGTTGTAGAGATTAATTCTGGCGGGCTGATGCAACCCGTTAAAGATTATACTATCGAATACAACGGAAGCCACAGAATACCAGCAGAAGAAGTGCTACATATCAAAGACTTTAACCCTTACTATGATGGTACAGGTTCTCACCTATACGGTATGTCGCCACTTCGTGCAGGTTTACGTTCTATGCAAGCCAACAATGAGGCGCTAACTACAGGTGTAAAGTATCTACAGAACCAAACCGCCAGAGGTGTTTTGATGAGTGAAGAGGGAGATCTAAACGAGGTGCAGGCACGCCAACTCAAAGAGAAGTTCAAGAGCCAATACCAAGGAAGCAAAAATGCAGGGGATGTTATCATAACGCCTAAGAAACTTAGCTGGGTGAACTTTGGTTTAAATGCAAGCGACCTTTCCCTTATCGAACAATACGATGCAAGCATCAAAGACTTGTGTAATATTTTTAACGTTCCAGTGCAGCTGCTGAACAACACAAGCGCCAGCACGTACAACAATCAGAAGGAGGCGAAAAAAGCATTGTATCAAAATGCCGTTATTCCCGAGATGGTAAAAATCAGAGAAGAACTCAACAGATGGCTAGTTCCACAATATGGCGATAAGATTTACATTGATTTTGATTTTACTATCGTACCAGAACTTCAAGAAGAAATGGATAAGGTTGTGTCGCAGATGGCTAATAGCTGGTGGCTAACACCTAACGAAAAGCGGGCTGCTACAGGTTACGGTATTGATGAAGAGAACCCAGAACTCGATAAGTATTATATCCCAGCTAACCTCATCCCAGTAACAGATAGCGAATTACCAGAAGAACCACAAGAGCCAAAAGAGGCTAGCATTGACTACTTCGGTTTAATGAAGGCTAGAGTGGAAGGTGCTGTTGATATGTACACCACTATCAGAGAAGCGCAGGAACGAGCAGAAGAACTAGGCGGTACTGGATACCATAGCCATATATTCAGAGGCAGCACAGTTTATATGCCTTTCGCTAGCCATGAAGAATATGAGGCAAGAGTACGTGGCGAACTATTTGAATATGAGCATGAGGAATATGTTGAAGAAGCATTACTCAATAAGGTTGAGATTAGCCAACGTGTCGAAGCTGCACTACGTGACAAAGTAAAAGACCACAACGATAAGCACGGGGATAGCGCTGGTAAGCGTGTAACTTATTCTATGCTTGCACAGGTTTTCCGTAGAGGCATCGGTGCATACAACACTAATCCGCAGTCAGTGCGCCCAAGTGTAACCTCAGCCGACCAGTGGGCATACGCTAGAGTCAATTCTTTCCTTTACGCTGTACGTGCAGGGAAGTTCAGAGGTGGCAAACACGACACCGACTTACTACCAACTGCACACCCAATGAGCAGCCGCAAGAGCGAGATCAAAAACGAAAGCTACAGCAACTACCCACAAGGCGCAACAAACAACGCCAGAAGAATGTTAGAATGGCGAGAAAAGTATGGCAGAGATGTAGTCCGTGGAGGCACTAACGTAGGCTGGACTAGAGCATCGCAGTTAGCAAGCAGAGAGGCGCTCAGCCTAGAAACCGTTAAGAGGGTTCATAGCTTTCTCAGTCGCCATGCAGACAACGCAACAATAGACCCCGATTATAAAAACGAACCTTGGCGAGATAAAGGCTATGTAGCTTACAATTTATGGGGTGGTGCTGCTATGGTAGCTTGGGCTAAGCGTATCTCAGAAAATGCCTAACATACATGAACCTCGACCAATATAAGAAGGACTTTGCAAGGCTCCTAGATATTTCTGAAAGGCAGGAAAAAGCTGCTATTAAGCGTTTTTATATTCAGGAGTATAACAAGGGGGTAGAGGATTTTATTAATACTGGTAAAACCAATGGATTTGATGGCATATTTAAAAAGCCAGACTTAGAGCGGCTGTATATAGATTTATATACTAATGTCGGGATGAGGTTCGCTAAGTGG